ATGGCTACAGTGGCAAGTATTTTTGGATCGATTTTATTGAGCATTTCAAAAAGAGCTGTGAGCGGTGGCAGCAGCACCATGGCAATGCTGTTTTTAAAGCTATCGCTCTGTTTATCAAATCTCTGCATGGCATCATCCAACGCTCCTAAAGATTCCAGAGCTTCCGTGTCCATAACATAGCCCATATTCTGCGCTTCGATTCCCAATTCTTTCAGGCGATCGCTCCCGGCCTTGATAAGCGGATTGAGCTCCCGTGCGGACTTACCAAAGATGTCCATGGCAATGGCATCCCGCTCGGTCTCGTTTCGCACTTGCCCCAGGGCATCAATCACCTCGTAAAACATGGTTTCGCTGTCTTTTAATTGACCTGTAGTATCCGTAACTCGGACATGTAATTTGCGGTAAGCGTCCTCTGCTGATTTTACTCCGTCCCTGGCGTCCCCCATGGTGCGAATCATCCTTGTCATGGATCCGGTCATGGTATCCACAGATACGTCTACAAATTCGGATGCGTATTGCAGCTCCTGCAATGTATCAGTAGCAAGCCCGGTTGTATCGGACAATTGTAGGAGCTCGTCAGCCGTTTTAGCAGCTTCGATTGTCGTTTTGGCGAATCCGGCCACGACACCAACAGTAACCCCTACAAGCGCCATGGCGGATATCTTTGTCCCGTCAAGTGCTTGTATGGCCTTGTCCGCTCCTGCGGGCAGATTTATACCGAGCTGGCTTATCATGTCGCTCAGAGATCCGCCTAAGGTTTTCGTCTGCTCATGGACTTCATCTTCTTTCAGGCCATACTTTTCCATGTTGACGGTAGCAGTCTTCAGAGCCTCAGAGTTGTCTTTCAGCTCACCCTCCATGCTCATAAGCTGGATCTCAGCGTTGTTGAGGGATACCTTCCAGTTTGCCGTCTTCTTGTCACTTTCCCCGTATTGGGTAGCCGCATTTTGCAAGGCGGCCCGGAGGGTTTCGACTTTTTCCTTTTGACTGTTGACCTGGTTTTGCAGGGCAACCCCACGATCGGTCAAAGCCTTGACGCTATTGCCGTTCTGAATATACTGTGCCGACAGTAATCTTAATTCGGACGAGTTGACTTTTATGCCGGCGTTGATTTCGGTCAACGCTTTTTTAAATTCGCGCTCCCCGTCAAGAGCTATACTGGCTCCCAAGCGATAAGCCATCTTATATCACATCCTCTGGTATCACATCCTGCTCCCGCTTTTCCAGCCCCAACAAAATCTTATATTCGCGCCATAGGGCAAGTAGTTTGTTTAAAGTCATTCGCCAAATCTCTTTTTCCGTGTAACCCATAATCTTCCCTACTACGATTAGCTGCGCAAAGTTTATTTTCGGTGCTTCATTTTGTTCACCCACTGTGCTATTTTCCCACTCTGCGCAGCAATCAAGTTTTTTTCAATTTCCTCTACTTCTTCAACTTTTTCAACGGGCAGCCCTTTCAGCATGGCTTCCCGTATTTTGGACTGGAAATCGTTGATCCCGCCAATACCGTCCAGCATCCTGCCAACCTGCCGTTCAGTCAGGAGCGGTTTCTGGTCATCCGGATGATCTTCGTTCCATGCCTCTGTTTCCTCATTCAGCATCTGCGCCCCAAGCCACTTATAATCGGACAAATTGGAGTACAGATTCAACACGATATCCATCTTTTCGTACTTAGCCAAGCATTTTTCAAGGACATTTAAATTAAAAATAAGGTTACGCTCCTCGCCAGCCAACGTAACCTTAACACCCAAATTTTTGATATCCATAGGCTCCTCCTTAAGTCATATTAAATTTACCTTTAATCCACGCTACAGCGGTCGCAAGACTATCGGCAGTGATTTCTTCCTTCCATACCCCATCAATCCGGCGCATAAGCGCGCCATTAATTGTCGGCGTTTGCCACGAGATATTTTGCCCTTTGGTTTCGCCGGTTTCGTTTGCCTCGCCGAATTGCGTCTTTGTCAGTAGTACCGCGCGATACTTCCGGGCGTTGTCGATAATTTTCGTTTGTATAAACGCAACCCCCAGCATCGGTGACGTGTCTGTGTCCTTGCTGGTAACGTTTTTTACTGTGGTCTCGCCTACCGTTTCGTCCGTAGAAACATTACCAAAAAAATCAGTGCGCATGGTGTCTGTCAGCTCGTCCTGCCCGATGGCTATGGTACCGTCGATAAACTCCTTTACTCTCTCCGCCACATTGTCATCCGCATAAAGCGGCGTGTCGGAGATGTTAAGGCTGATGTTTGCGTTGATCATCTTTCTACCCACTTTGCCAGTGCCGTATTCAAACGTTCCCGCTACCGGGTCTTCGGTTAGAGGGGCGTATGCCAGGTACCTTAATCCTATTGCAGCCATTATCTATACCTCCTATAATTTGTTATTTTCCCGATCAAAAATATTTTGCATCTCCTGATTAACCAGCCCCTCAGTTTTATCAACCGCCGGCCGGATAAATGGTTTTTTTTGTTGTTTGCTGGAGCCATGCTCCATAACCGTCGCTTTAAGATTATTGGATACGTCTTTACTGTCCTTACCCTTAAAATATAAGGATACATACTGATTACCATTTTTATCCTTCTTTACCTTATCCGTTGTGAGCGATCTTTCCAGCGCTCCAGTAGGATAAGTTCGCAATGGTTTCCTGTTGGTGTACAGGTTTTTCTTCAGATTCTTGTCAACTTCATCCCGTAGGATTTTAGCCCCGGAAGTCAGCATTTTTTTGCCGATTTCATCTCCTTTGGAGCCCATTTTTTCCAACTTTAGAATCAAGTCTGTTGGAATGGTGACATCCATTTTAGGCATCCGGATCATCCTCTGCATCGTCAATCTCCCAGATGTACTCATGGTGGATGTACCCGGTGGCCTGCTCATGCTGTACCGGTCCAGGATACCACGATACATCAGATCCATTAAGCGCGTCCTCTATTTGCTTCGCTACGGGGTCGTATTCCGTCTTTGTATAGTAATCTATGGTGCCCTGGATAGTATGCCTGTCTATGTGGTCATCGGCGTACAGCGCGCTTCCTGAGCCGTCCTCGGCCCATAAAATATAATTCCCGGTCTGACCGGAGGCAAAATAATGATATACAGGAGGGCCAATTGTCAGGAGCATGGTTTTAAGATCCTGCAATTTCATAATCCACCGCCAGCCTTTCGAGGGATAAATCCATAGATTTCGGCATCACGTCCTCCGGATACTGGATCTGGACGATCTTATACTGATTACCATCATTGGGGATTGCTATATCCTGCGTGGTAACATAGGATATCCGAGGAGCACGGATCACCTGCCCGATTTCAATCTGGTTTTGTTTTGCGGCCCAAAATCGGTTTATCCCGACGGTACGCATATCGTAATGTAAGTCCAGCTTGTAGATCAGTCCATCTCTTGGCATATCTCCAGGCGGGGCAACGTTACCGACAGAATAAATTTTTACATTGCCGTCGTTATAGGCTTGTCTTTTGTCCATATATCCCACCTCCCGCGATCCGAAGATCCTGCAAATAAGGAGTATAGTTTATAACAAATTGGTCCAGATCACCGTTGCGCACGTACCGGCAATACTCAAAAAGTAATTCTCGCGGCAGGTCCTCGGATGTATAGTCAAGTGTTGTACCCGCTTTTTTGTCTAAAAACTTCATGCCCCGGCTGATCAGCCCCAACAATTTATCGTCTGTCGGCGCGTCAGTCCACGTAATATCAAGATAAGTTTTTACAGCCGATATTAATTCGTTTGGAGATGACATGCTATCACTCCTTTTAAAAATGGGGACGGCCGAAGCCGCCCCGTTTGTTACGCCGCACTCTTTGCGATAGTTACGAGAGAATTTTTGTCGATCACCTTGCCATCAAGACTCATGACCGCTTTGGTAAGCATATCTTCGGTGTCCCAATCCTGCTTCCTCTGCACGCCAATGTCGTAGACGGTGTTAAGGACGTAGTCGCTGAAATTGAAGATAAAGGCGAACACGGTTCCGGCGGTAAGAGTAGCCGAAAAGCTATCCATGTAATCCCCACAGAGTACCACCTCACGTCCTAGCAGTATCCGCTCCGGCCGTCCGGCAATGCCATAATTTATGCGTGCTATCGGCTGCCCCTGCGTGTCCTCCATGCCGATAAAGGACATAAAAGTCTTTTTAGTCATGCACCATCTCGCTCCACTCTCGTATGCCTGCGGGAGCGCAGATTCCGCGTCGATCAAAAGCTGATAATCAAGCGCCGCAGCAGTAAGCGCCTGCCCGGTTACAGGAGTTTCTGTAAGGATCCCTTTCGGCTGGGTGGTGCCGTCGCCTGTCAGTATGGACGTTTCGATGGCTTTGGTCATACCCTCTACTACCTGCCGAACAAAAGCGGTCTCAAAGGCGGATATAGCCATTGCGGATGCCTCGGCGGACATAGAGATTTCGCACCGGAGCTTAAAGTGACTAAACGTAATGGATCCGGTGGTCTTTTTCTGCCGATCAGAGCTCGCGCCCTCCAGTACCCAAGTAGCCACAGGCTTAACATTGGACGTCGGTATGGCTACTCCGGACGCATAAGCGGTACGGGTCACCAAGGGCAGGATCATGCCGGTGGATTCGACTTTTTCTACGATTCGGTTATATAGCGTCGTTGGAATCGCGCTGGAAATATCGGTCGTAAGCGTGCTTTCACCCGCCCGGAGTTCAGCGGGAATAGGAGTGCCACGTGTTACAAAACTCTGGAAAGCCTTACGATATTCCAGAGTTTCGGTGGTTTCGGCACCAGACGCGGTCCTGGTTTGCGCGGTCGTGCTTGCAGCTACCACACCAGGGATATGCCCGCTTACTGCGGCGGTTCTCTGGTCGGGATCGGCAGAATCGGGTATGCCGTCAGCCAGCTCCTGCAGGGACCGGATTTCTTCGTTTAAAGAGTCCATTTCCGTGTTAATGCTACGGAGGGTTGCCACATCTTCGCAGGTTTCAGCCTGCTTCACCAGTGCTGCTTTTCTCTCGTTCTTTTTAGCGATAATCGCCAGTAACTTTTTCTTATCCATAAAATTACACCTTTCCTCTCAAAATAATTCTTTGCTTCAAAAGTTCCGCCTCGCGCAAGCTATCCAGCCGCCTTTTCTCACTGTCCAGCAATTCCAGGCTGCGGGCATATACCGAAGTGGAATCATAAAACGGGGTATCCACCACGCTTACATCCCACAATTTCGCAATATTGGTTACCTCTCTGGTGGTTTCTTTCTCGCCAAACGACCACTTATCACCCTTATCTGCAACGGTAAAGGCAAAAGACATTTTGTCAACCAAGCCCTCTTTTATAGCTTTGTAGATATCCCGATTGCTTTGGGTGTCTATCAGCTCAGCTTCGACTTTTAGCCCCTTCTCGTCTACGATGAGCCGGAGGGATTTGTTCCGGGTCCGGGCCATAATCATTACGTTGTCATTATGGTTATAGCGCATGGGCACATCCTTCATGTCGGTCTTGTTAAGCGCTCCGCGCTTAATTGTCTCTGTAAATTTTCTCCCGCCGTATTCATGGGTAGCCGGCCGCTCAAATGTTATCGCATAGCCCTCAATCAACATTTTGTTTTCATCGTTTTCGACAGCCTGCATTTCCACCATGCGGCGTTCGCATTTATTTTTCTCCACCCTTGTTATCCTCCTTTACCCCTGCCTTGCTTTTTTGATAGGCATCTACGTCCTCAATGTTTACATAATTCAAAGATTGCAATCTGCGGTCACCAGATTCAAACGGTTCCAGCCCAAACATTTCGTTGATTTGATTCAGGCTCATGATGCCGGTCTCTTTCGCCAGGTTCGCCAGATTAAGCTTGTCGGATGTGGATAGGTAATTAACCTTGCTGTAATAGCATTTAATCCTGTGACCAATATCTTGCTCTCTGGCGGTAAAAAGACATGCCGTCATAGCTTGCTCAAACTGGACTATAAAATCTTCTATCGCTGTCTGATAAAAGGCTCCGTGCTGCTCGCCGGTGTAATCGCCTGACAGAATCGCTGCCGACACCCCGTATCGTTCCTGAATAACCGCCTTTAAAAATTTAAAGGCCGTCTCCGGAATATCGGCCGCCCTGATATTTACGGGAATGAATTCACCGCCTAAGTCGGTAGCAATCATCCCGCTTTTACTGGTAGCGATGTGCTTTTCGAATTCGTCCCGCACGGATGTCAGGTTTTTCATATCCTCGCTATCAGCAAGGGTTTTGGCATGGTACACGCCTTTTACTTGCAAGCTCGCCTCAATGCTCTTGGGCAGGCCTTGTATAGTTTTATCCAAGGCGTCTATCGTCCGGATGATATCATAATCGTTTGTTTGCCCGTAATCATCCCCACCGCCAATTACTGTGTTGGATCCTCTCCGCCATCGTAGATGTATCAAATCTGCATAGGGTAGGGTGTAGCTGGTGCCGTCCTCAAAGTCAAATTTTACTTCCCATGCCTCTCCACCATTTATGCCGATCCGGATCCCGGACGGCTTAAGAGGATACATGGCGACATATCGCCTAAACTGCCGGCCATCCGGGAGGGTAACTATCTCGTATTGCGGATAGATAAAAGCGTTCCGGTCCTTACGCCGCAGCCATTCCACATTTGCCAAAAAGTCGCTGGTAGTCTGAAGAGGGTTTGGCTTAAACCGGAATAACCTTGTTATGTCATCGTTTTGGATACCAACGGAATCCTGCGTCTGCACAACACTTTTAATATCGATTTTGCTGATTTCGCTTGCCACACGGTCTATGGCGTTGTTAACAAAATCAGACAGGTAGACATTTTTCCCGAAACTTGTAAATATCGGCTGTGAATCTGTTAGCCATGACTCATAGGTTCCTCCGGATCCTTTTAATACATTTTTTAAATACCTGAATATACCCATCCTTCACCCTCTCCC